ACTTTAACGGACAAGAAGACAAGTTCAACGAGTTCAAAGATGAGTTGTTAGGAGAGATGGCAAAGCATAGTCCGTCTTATCCTACGATAACACGAACCCAAAGCGAAGAAGGACACTTGTTAGTCATAGACCCTGCTGACATCCACATAGGTAAACTATGCGATGCGTTTGAAACTGGCGAGGACTACAACTCTCAAATAGCCGTTCAACGTGTTTTAGAAGGCGTACAAGGCATTTTAGACAAGTCCGCAGGCTTTCATATAGACAAGATTTTATTCGTTGGTGGAAACGATATCCTCCACATAGATACTCCAAGACGAACTACAACCTCAGGCACTCCACAAGACACCGATGGGATGTGGTATCGTAATTTTATAACCGCAAAACAATTATATGTTGACTTACTTGAAAAACTCATTGCTTTGGCTGATGTACATTTTGTGTTCAATCCTTCTAACCACGATTACACTCACGGATTCTTCCTTGCTGATTGTATCAAAACACATTTTCGCCAAGCTACAAACATTACTTTCGACTGCTCTCTTTCACATCGCAAGGCTTTTAGATACGGAGAGAACCTTATAGGGACTACTCACGGAGATGGAGCGAAACACGGAGACTTACCTTTATTGTTAGCTACTGAGTTTCCTATGGATTGGAGCTTAACTAAGCACCGGTACGTTTATATGCACCACGTTCACCATAAAATGTCTAAAGACTATCAAGGTGTAACCGTTGAATCATTGCGCTCACCATCAGGAACGGATAGCTGGCATCATAGAAATGCTTATCAGCACGCTCCGAAAGCTATCGAAGGATTTTTACACCATAAAAAACACGGACAAATCGCACGTTTATCCCACTTATTTTAATATATTTGCATCACCTGCCATTATTCATAGCGTAAGAGCCTCCTTAATTGGGGGCTTTTTTGTTGGTTATAACCTACATAAACGGCAAAATTCCGACTTTATGGTGGAAATTTTACACCTTAACGGGTATTAAAACGCACTTTAAAGTGGTGTTTTGTACCTTATAGGGTACGTTATGTTACAAAATGAAGGTTATAGCCTTATTCTCGTAACAAAAACACATATGTAAATGTTACGAAGTGAAAAAAAGTTTGCGTCTACAACCCTTGTAAAATAAGGAAATCTAAAAAAATGTTAAAAAAAGCTGTTGATAATTGAAACATAGTTTATATATTTGCATATAACTTTAAAAAAAACGCTATGACAAAAGAAGAAATTTTAGAACTTATCTTCAACGAAGAGAGAGAACTTTACGAAGATTACCTGTATGCCCAACAGGCGTATGGATACGATGACGAAACCACTAAAAGACTTGGTTCAGAGTGGGCAGCTATTAGTACATTAAAAGATAAAATTGAAGAAGATGAAAACAATTAAAAAGTATTCGTTTTTGTTTAAGGACTTGAACACGGACGAAAAGCAAATCTTAGGAAGCGGAGTAGTATTTATCTTAGGTACTATGTTCTTTATTTACTTACTTGGGACGGCTACACCGCACCGCCAAGATGCAAAAACACGAAACTACCAAACCTATTTCAAGCCTAAGTACGAACTACCAAAGTCTTACGCTAAGTATTGCAAACACGTTTATAACTCTAAATTCAAATAAGATGATTGTTACAGAACTAAAAGACTTTGAGGTCTACAGAAACACGGACAAGAATTTTGTCTACTTATTTGTTACTCTTTGGGATGAAGGCGACACGGACACTAACGCTGAAATCTTAGCTGAATACGAAATAGAAATTTACGACTCTTATTCTAATTACAAAATCACTAAAAAGAACTACAATGAAATCCTTACAATCAAACAAACAAAAGACTGCGATGACTACCTTGAAAAAATCTACGAAGCAAACACCTTTGAGGACGCCTATGTTCAAGAATACAACGACGAAGGGACTTGGTGGTTCATTTAACCGCTACCATATTGACCGATTTTGGACAACATTCAACCACGACCTTTATAACCGAATTTGTGAAATTAAAATGACAGAGATATGACCGCAATACAAGAATTAATCAGGTTTCTGAAAAACGACAGAATGCAAAATGTTTACACAGGCGAGCAGATTATTGAACTGCTTGAGTTTAAACTTGAAAAGGAAAAGCAGCAGATAGAAGATGCTTGGGATAGTGCCTATACTGGTGAAGGATTTTTTAATGCAGAACAATACTACAAAGAACAATATATAAAAAAATGCGATACAAACTAACATACCAAGTAGGACAAAAGGTAGTTCAGGAATGGATACTTACATCACAATCATTAGCTTATTGGAAAAAGCAGGATTTAATAAAAACAGGACAATACCAGTTAGGAAAATTTAAAGTAACACCAATAGATTCGTTATGACCAAAGTAGAACTCATACAAGAAATTATAGAAAAGAACAAGTTATGGTCAAAGAATCGGAGTAGGGAATATATCTACAAGCGTTACTACCTTTACAATGAACTCCGTGTTTTAGGATTCTCATTAGACGAGATAGGCAAAATGTTCGGAGGTAAACATCACGCTACAATCATTCACGGACTACGTCAACACGAAGACTTACACAGGTTCGGATACGAAGACTACAAGATAGCTACTAAGCAAATAGATGATGTCTTACACGGTGCTACGCTTCCTTACTACGATAACGCACCTGATTTAGCAAAAGACGTACTCAAAGCGAAGACTTATAGCCAGTTTAAAAAGATTCAAAGACACATAAAATTAGGTAAATACGAAACAAATTAAAGTATTTGACTTATATTTGTGAACGGGAATGCAGTCCCAACTAAAGAAATTATTTAAACCTCATTTGGAGAGTAGTGCTGCATCACGAAATCCGAATGGGGTTTTTCGTTTTAATGCAGTAAGATGAGTGAAAGAAAAGCAGTTAAATTTTATCGTAGCTATTGGGAGGTAGCTATGGAACTAAACGACAAGGATAGACTTGCGTTTTATGATGCAGTAATGTTGCGTCAGTTTACAGGAAAAGAATCTACGTTGACTGGTATGGCGAAGTTTGCCTACATTAGTCAAAAACATTCTATAGATGCTCAAGTAAAAGGATTTGAGGACAAGACTAAAACCCCTTTACAAGGCCCTACGCAAGGGGGTATTAAAGGGGGTATGCAAGACCCTTCGGTACAAGAGAAAGAGAAAGAGAAAGTAGAATACACTATTGAAGAGCGCAAATTAAAATTTGCTGATACATTGAAACCTTTTTTAGAACTTTATGGTAAAGAGATGCTTAATGAGTTTTATGCTTATTGGACTGAACATAATGCTAAAGGTAAAAAAATGAGATTTGAAATGGAAAGAGCTTGGGGTATTGAAAGAAGGTTGGCTACTTGGCATAAAAATAAACTTGAAAGAATCAAACCAAAAGTAAACGGTGCTCCTGCGCCAATTTGGGAGGGATAGAATATGTACAAGAAATTAACAGACCTAAATGCTGAGATGTTTAGCATTAGACACGAAAAAGATGTAAGAGGAAAGTCAATAGGTTGGGATTGGGATATGCTACCACTTACAATCAAGGAAGGAACTACAACTTACATAGGTGCAGCTCCTGCATCAGGAAAGACGGAGTTGTGGTTTGAGATACTTATAAACCTTTCGTGTTTACACGGTTGGAATCACGTTGTATTTTCTCCTGAGACTGGAAGTAGTGCCGAGATTTTTTCTGAACTATGCTACAAGTACATAGGTAAGCCATACGTTCAAGGACAAAACTCAATGACTAACAGTGAACAAGTAAGTGCTGAGATGTTTGTAAATGAGCATTTCATTGTAATTGACCCAATAGATGAGGATTTAACTATTAATAAATTCTATGAGCTTGTAGATGAGATTGAGCGCAAAGAAGGTATTAAAATCCATACCACTACGATTGACCCGTGGAACGAGTTAACCGAGGAGTTTATTCCTGCTGATTTAGGACGTGAGGATAAATACTTGAGTAGGATTCTTGGTTTAGTTCGTAAGAACGCAAGAAAGACAGGTAGACATAACTGCGTTATAAATCACGTTAGAGACCAACCAATGGTAACTGCAATGTCAATAGCAGGAACTGAACTTAGATACTTTCCGATTCCTACGGCACGAGATTTTTCAGGCGGTCAAGTATGGTTTAGAAAGGGTTTAAGCGTGTTAATTCCGTGGAGACCACCTTACGGACTTGGTGATGCAGATGGTGTAGGAGCAGAAAAGAATGAAGTGCATTTGAAAGTTGCTAAAAGCAAGCCAAAAGGGGTATCGAAAAACGGAGTGTACAAATTATTCTTGGATGTTGAACGCTACCAGTATTATATGCTTGACTTTAAAGGTAATCGTGTTTACGCCAATAGGGGAACTTACTACAAAAAAGAAAGCCAAAAAACAATAACCGATGGCCTAATATCGACAAGCCAAAAATTACGCAACTTAAACACTTTTTAAAATGAATGTAACTGATAAAATAACAATAACAAACGAGGACAATATGCAGTTAATGGCTCGTTACCCTGACAATTATTTTGACTTGGCAATAGTTGACCCGCCTTATGGTTTAGGAAAAGCTACAACAGAAGGTGGAAATAAAAAAAATACACAAGTCAAGTTTAAAAGACATAACTGGGATAATTCAATTCCAAAAAAAGAATATTTTGATGAATTGAAAAGAGTTTCTAAACATCAAATAGTTTGGGGTGGTAACTATATGGCAGAACATTTAGGAAATACAAAATGTATTTTAATTTGGGATAAAATGACGTACATTCCAACTATGAGTCAATTTGAATTTGCATTTTGTTCAATGAATAAACACCCACAGCTAATTAAAGTAAATTCTAATGATGCAAATAGACAACACCCAACACAAAAACCAGTAGAACTTTACAAATGGATTTTAGATAAATATGCAAAAGATGTAGAATGTACTTATTGTGATAATGGAAGAGTAATAGATGACGATTATGATAGGTATACTATTCCTTGTGAATTATGTAATGGAACAATGAAAATTAAACCAAAAATACTTGACACACATTTAGGTAGCGGAAGTATTGCCATTGCTTGCCACGACTACGGCTTTGAGTTAACGGCTTGCGAGTTGGATGCTGAGTATTACGAAAAGGCAATTCAAAGAATTAAGAACCACACGAACCAACAAAAACTATTTTAAAATGAATCTAGACTTAAAAATACTATGGGCTAAGAACACAATTTGGGTAGTCCGCGAACGAATCAAGAACGTCAGAGAAAAACTCGAAAAGGACAAGCCTGAAGCTAAGGACTACATCGAAGGAGGTAAGGAAAGCGAGCAGTATCTACTTGAGACAATTCAGGTGATAAACCTACTTGAAGACGAAATAACATCTCTAAACAGAGAAATGAATCAACTGGCAAGACGAAACGCTCAACTGAGAGTAGCCTACCAAGAATTACAAGAAGAAATTAAATACAAAAACATTGAACTATGAACCAACAAAAATTCGACAAGCTTTACGAACCTAAGCAAAAAAAGATATTAAAACTAATACCTTTCTTGCAAGAAAAGCCACGTCCTTTGATGTCAATATCCAACTTGTTAAGCGTTCATCCTAAGTGGGCATCCTCTTACATTAGGGACTTGCGTAAATTAGAAGTAGACGTTAAGAAAGACCAATATAAAAAGTATTACATTTAAACTAAAAACTAATGAAAAACGAAACCAAATTAGTAGCCTTATGTGCTTTCCTTCCTGTGTTGGCAGATTTTATTGAAGATTTAAACGATAACTCCGTGTTTAGACAAGGACTAAAGAACAAAGCAAATATGCTTGTCAAGGAGATTGAATCAGCAGACAGAGCAGTCCTACGAATAGACGAAGAACATAGGGAGCAGGTATTTAACGAGCAAATAGATTTGCAGATAGCTTTTAGACAATGGATAGCTGAGAACATTAAATTTGACTAATGCCACGATGTAAGAACTGCAAGGAGAAGTTTGAGCCTGTACGCTTCAATCATAAATACTGTCTAAAAGACGAGTGTGTCCGTGCTTTTGTAGCTGAGGCAAGAGATAAGCAATGGAAGCAGACTAAAACACGAATGAAAGAAAACCTAAAAACAACATCAGACTGGTTAAAAGAAGCCCAAGTTGTATTCAACAAGTACATAAGGGAACGTGATAAGAATAAGCCTTGTATCAGTTGCGGTTCAAAACTCGGAGATAAATTTGACGCAGGACATTTTTGGAGTTCAGGTGGACACAAAGCAGTTACATTCAACGAAGATAACGTACACGGTCAATGCGTAGCTTGTAACCAATGGAAACACGGAAACCTAATTAACTATCGTGAGGGTCTCTTAAAACGCATAGGAGAGGCTAAATACGAGCAATTAAGCCAACTTGCTAACCAAACACGAAGATACTCATCAGAAGAATTAAAAGAACTAATCAAAACCTACAAAAAAAAGATAAAAGATGGAATACAATAGCGACTTCCGTTACGACCTTAAAATAGGTCAGGAGTATGAAACCCTACTAAGTGAGGTGATAGCGTCTACAATCGAAGTAAAACGTGATTTTAAGTGCTACGAGACTGGCAATCTATTTGTAGAATACGAAAGCAGAGGTAAGAAAAGCGGAATCAGCACGACGCAAGCTAAATGGTGGGTGTATTGGTTTAGTAAAACACGAAGTATTTTGATTGAAACAAGCGAATTAAAACAGATGTGCAGAAAATACATAGGCACAAACCGAGATATTTTAGGTGGGGATTCAAACACCAGCAAAGGAATATTGCTACCGATGGAAGATTTATTTAAAAATATTTAAATAAAAATATATTTATATCTAAATAAT